CATTGTCTCCGGCACCTGAGGCGTTTGCTCCTCCCGCATTGATGGTTGAGCCTCTGTTCGCGTAGATGCCATTGTCTCCGGCACCTGAGGCGTTTGCTCCTCCCGCATTGATGGTTGAGCCTCTGGCCGCGGAGATGCCATTGTCTCCGGCATCATTTACCCCTGCCCCCAGCCAAAACATCTGCTGAGCTCCCAGCGCCTACAGCCATGATGCCGTTTTTGCTTCCGCCTACGTTCGCGACGTCGAATCGAAACAACTGATCAATACGGGGGAGAACGCCGCCCTTGGAAACACCGAAAGCAGGATACGAGTCGAAACCATAATCCGCTGTTGTGAAGTCGGTAGTTAGCGCGGTGTTGGTAATTGTAGTCTCAGCATCCGCACCCGTTATAGTTACCCACCCCATATCGAGACCACGAACAAGCACCTGCTCTGCCATTACAAAACCGCTTAGCAGATTGATTGTTGCTGTGATACCTGCACTGTCATAGACCGGCTGTAGCTTGCTCAGATACTCAAGAGCCGCGTTGATTGTCGGATAGTCTCCGCCGGTGCCGACAGTTACGGTGATGTCAGACTGAACCGGCGTAGGCGCAAGCTCCCAGTTGACCCCGCCGTCAGTATCGGGGTCAGAACTTCCGACACCGCCAGACTTCAATCGGTAGATTCCGACCAGCGTAGTGACCACAGACCCCTCGTAATATTCCTGCGCAGCATTCCACTCCGGCACGCCCCGCTGATGCAAGTAAGCAAGCAACTGGCCCAGCGTAAACGCCAGACCGTTAAAGTCTTGCTTCGTTGGATTCTCGTTCACGCCAACAATGCCCCACCCTCGCAGTAGGTCCAGAGTAATGTTCCCGTCCAGCGTGTCTGACTGTGTTGTAGCGCCAAACACCGTTCGTTCAGTGCCCAGAGAGTCAGCAGCAAACGCTCTTACGTTGCCGTTATATCTATCAATCTTCGCCATTAGATCACCACCTTGTTAGCAAACCTGCCGCCTGGCTGGTTGGTTAAATCAAATTTATCTGCAAACGGCAGAGCGTTTACGTTGTCGGAAAACCCGAACGTCTCGCCCGGACCTGCTTGCACAATTACCCCGTACCTTACGCCCTGCGGCTTGGGCAATAAATCCAATCGAATTATAGCCCGCAATCGGTCAAGGTTAAACTGCGGCGAAACATACAGATTAAGCGTCATATCCTTTCTGTCAATGACGTAAGCTAGGCCGTCGAAAAGAGTATTAACTGCAAGCTGAATCGACAGCCCCTGGTCATCTACGATATAAGGCCCGCCCACGTTCTTTGAAATCTTGGCGCGAATAAAAAACCGGTAAGCCGAGTCATCAAGCTGAAGATCCGTATAGGTCCGCTCGAATTTATCCTGAAACGTAGCCCTGTCTGCCACCTGCAAAAACTTATCATCAAAGCCGCGAGCGCTTGTGTTCTCGTCAAAGCCAAATGCAATTTTAGGGACGATAAGTGGAATGGTTCTGCTTATGCCGACAATGCGCCCGATGATGTCGAGCCTGTCGCCCGTCGCGTTATCAAGATCAAACTCTTCACTAAACGAATCAATCCACTCAAACGTTTTGCGCCACACGCCGGCTTTGAATGCTATCTCGGCATTAGCCTTGGGCTTTTCCCAATACTGCTTAATTAGCAGGTTGACGTAATCTGATTCGAAGCTCATTAAATGATCTCCGTTACGGCAACATCTCCGGCAGCAATGCTGAATTTTTCATTCAGGTCTGACAGTATGCGCCCGTCTGTGTACGTCGCCCCGCTGTCACGGCTGATCTCTAAATTCGTTGGTATGAAACTTTCGCCGGCGTTAAACGCTAAGCGGTACAGGTCGCCAGCCAATAGGTTTTCACCGATATTAAAAGTTCTCGCTGCAATAGCCTGACTTATAAGCGCTTCGTCTACCGGGTTCGCGGCATCCTTTCTGGTGGCGTCTAACCGCACAAGTACCGGCACATCAACAGGCCGGTCGAACGTCATGCTGTGAACAATGGTAAAAGTGGTTCCGTTGGGTCGCTTGAAATCCTCGATAAATGTCCCAGTAACAGCCCCCACCATGCCCTTTCCGCCGGTCTTGTTCTTCGTCATCGTCTCAATAATATCCGCCACCGCGCCGCCCTCAACCACTACCCACAAGCTGTGCGCCGGGATGCCGTCGGAGTCAGTCGTGTCCGTGTCGTTTTCGTACACGGCCACATCGGTGACGTTGGGCAGGTTTGCCAGAGCCGTGAACATTCGGCCAGTGCTGGATGATTGCGGGGTTTCGAGTGATCGATTCCGCCGAACGCGTAGCTCTTGATCTGTTTCCTCGTCAATGCCTACCGTAGCCGCTGTTGGGTTTGTAACAGACTGCACGCCGATAACAACCGTGACCGGCTGCGTGACGGTGGCTGGATCTGCTTCAACTGCGCCGAAGTTTTCAGAAAACAGCGTGACGGTTGTAGCCCCAGCGGAAAGAGTCCTGACAGCCAGCGTTGTCCAGCCCTGCCCCAGATCATCTTCAACAGCGTAATCAACCGGAAGCGTCAACGGTCTATCTGTAACGACCGTAACGTCTACCTGTGACCGCGTGGCGGGCCTGCGCGTGATGCCGGACAGCTTAATGATGGAGTTCAAAGACTGGCCAAGGGCAAAGTCAGGATCACGCTGATTGTACTCAAGAGCGCCGAACGATTGAGCGTCTAAAACAAGCTGCGCCTCAATCGCTACCCTTTGGCCGTCTGGGCTGTCGGCGTCGAGGTTTATATCTTCGCCATAAATTGCCCGGTAGCCCGCCGCCAGTTCGTCGTATATCTCCTGAAAGGTCTGCACCTGTATGCCGTCCGGCGTGAATCTTGGCAATGTCATGCGGTAAGCTCCAGGGTCTGCAAATCTTGTATTGTAAAAACGTCGGTGTACTGAAGTTCGATTGTAACACCCCTGCTGCTGTTTCGCTTAATTATGCCTAAACGCTGTATTGAAATAACGCCCTCGGTTTGCAGCACGGTTGATTCCACGGCTCGAATGATGCGCCGCTCGGTGCCAAGATTGCCGAGCAACTGAAGCCAGTCAACACCCGCTTGCGTGTTCAGATACCAGTCACCTTTAAATGACCGCAGCCGCGTTAGTACGTTTTGCGCGATAGCTTTCGAGTCGCGCTTGTACACTGCGCGGCCTTTTCCGAATCGCCAGTCTAGGTTGTTGTCTAGTCCGCTGACCTGCATTATTGCGGTCCTCCTGTGTTGCCCGGCCCGGTGTCTACGCCGCTGTGAGTGTGTGTACCAAAGTCTATGCCGCCGATAGTTGCCGTTGCCACAGTTAGCTTGCCTGTGCATGTAATGTTTCCATTAACTTGCAAGTTGCCTGTAACAGTTAAGTCGCCTACCTGCGTCCGGTCGCCCTGGTGCGTATAGTCACCATCCTGGTTCGTATCGCCAGTCTGCTGGATTACACTTGGTATGGTAATTGCACTGGCCAAGGGATTGACGCCTACAATCGCCAGGCCGTCGCTGTAGTCGTGCATTCTAAATTCAGCTGGGCTTTGAAAATCTGCCCCGTCGTACCAGCGATCAAAGCAACGCTCTGTAAGGATCAGCAAGCAGTAATCGCCGACGGCTATCGGGTACGCTGTGTGGCTTCCTCCGCCTTGCATAAATACAGGCGGAACCATTGTGAACTCCGGTAGTTCAATAGACCGGCCAGCCACCACGCGATTAATAACAGGCTGGACGCTGATGGTTTTGGCCTGCACCGCCGTGACTTTGGCAATGGTGGCAGTGTGCAAGTTGGACAGTGCCTCGCCAATGGCGTCGTTCAGAACGTCTGTCAATTCCCGCTTCGCTGTCATATAGATTTCGCCTCTGCGGCCAGGGTGCCGGTGCAGCTCTGTTTCCACTCATCCCCGTAATTGTCGCCGCGATAGTTGATTGTTTCAATTTTGTAAATGCCGTCCAGGTGCGGCGCTGTTGAACTTTTAAGATTAGCAAGACCGCCGATCTTTATAGCTGGATTCATCAACGTCTCAAACGTCACCAGTTTGCTATCCCGTGTTGGTGTGCTGATCATCCCGGTTGCCGCACTCACTACCGGCACGTACCTGCTCACAACCTCGTCGTCTTTTATGGCGTAAAGCTGTTCATCATCTATATAACACGTTTCATTAGGTCCCATCATTTCCTCGATAAGCCGCGCACTGTTGCCGATTAGCACCTTGGGTCGCGTCAAAGGCGGACGCTCGGTGATCTTGCCTATTTTTGTGCGTGGCATATCTGCGACGCACGCATCTATCGCCCTGCGCCCGCCCTCGACCGTGCGGGCGGTGAAACTATGCAGCGAATCCTTGCCGCCGTCCAAGCATTCCAGCGAGGTAATGATGTCCGGCCCCTGCCGTGCATTACCGCCGGTCTGGACTGTGCCCTTGAAAATCATTTCTACACGGTCTTGATAACCGACAAACAGCGCAACCGGGATTACTTTCTCGCCCTCTTCGGCATCTTTAACAAGAGACAATCGTTTGGACTCTGCCAGGTTGGTAATCTGTATATTCATTTTGTTAATGCCACCCCGGATAGACTTCGTGATGTCGAAGACAATTTGGATCGGCGGCGTTATCTCAATGTTGAGACCTCCGGCGGTTATTCTGAGGATATAATCGCGGCTAAATCTTGGAGTGGTCATCAGAACTGCACCTCTACTCCACGGAGCTGCTCCATATCCGCCGCCTCCAGCATGTAAATATTACAGCGTCCGCCGCTGAAGTCCTGCCGCGTGAATGGATCAATCCCGTTTCCGCTGCGGTCAATACAGATAAAATCAAAGGGCTGATTCTGGCTGAGCATGTGCAATACGCCCACGGATAATTTTAGACCGTAAACCACCGTGTCGCCGAACTCCGCATCGAACATCCATATTTGAGTGCGCGGGTAAAATCGCAGCGTGAAGATGATCTCAGACTCTTCAAAAAGGATAGTGTGCCGCTGGATAGGCTCTGCCGTTATGTTTTGCAGTCGTCTCATTCTGGAATCCACCCAAACATTTGCCCCAAATTGGTAGACAAGCTCTCTTCCACTTCCTCACCTTCCTGCGCCCCCTTGTCCGTCTCGCCGTCAGTCTGGCCGTTAGTGGCAATGGCTGCGTTCTGAGCGGCTGTAGTCTTTGTGAATAGGGTTTGCGCAATGCGCACTTTCTGCGCCTCCAGGTTAAAACTGATCGCCTTGCTCTGGTTATCACGTGTGACCTCAAGCGATGTAATGTACATATCGGTGTAGTTCTTGAACGACGTGCTGATTTTGATTAGCTTATCAGTCGCTTGAAGACCTTCCATTTTTTTCAAAAACGCCTCGATATTGGTTTGGGCTTCGCTGTCTTGCAGCCCGAGGTACTTTGCTGCGCCCTGCGTTGCGTCTATTGCAGCATCCACCCGGTCAACCGCGTTGGTAAAGTCATTGACTAGACCCGATACTCGGCTAAGCTGTGCCTGCGTGCGCGCCGGGGCGTATTGAGTGATATTTCCGACCTGCGTTTGCGCCTCTTGAAATGCGGCCACCGGTGCGCTTGGCTGCGCGTAAACGTCCGATACGTTGCCCTCTATGCTGACCGTAAGGGGCTCCCTGATAATGTGATCGTTAACATGGCTACCGTCTTCGAGGAAGGTGGTAGGCACCTTGGCAGAGCGGCTGAATTTTTCGCTCACCTGGGCAAATGCGGTATAACCGCCAATGCCAACAGTTTCGGAGTCGGAATCGGTGTCGCTTGGATACTGCCAATTTAGGTAGTCACGTATGCCGCCGGTGTTTTTTGCGTAGTCTGTCAACTCTCCGATTAGCGCCATTACATTCCCCCGCGTCTGCTTTGGGTCCGTGCGTCCTCAAGCTGCCGCTGTAGTCCGTCGGACGCGGCCTTACCTGCACGCTCGGGATCTAATGTTTTGATCTCCATGTTTATGTTCTGTTCGACACTGCTCGACGTTCCTCCGACGTTCGTTACAGCGCCGCCCGGCTGCATGGCTTGCGAATGAGACTGGGATGTTGGATCAGATACTGGTGTTGGCATTGGAGCTCCATCTTCACCGGATTCTTTACCGCCGAAAAGCCCCCCGACCCAGTTGCCAACGTCACCCGCTATATCCGCAGCGCCCGACGCCACGTCACCCGCTATATCCGCAGCTCCCTGCACCGCATCCCCAGCTCCGCCGATAAGTTTAACGGCCCAGTCCGGCAAAATATCCAGAGCCTTTTGCTTCAGCCAATCGAACACTCCCCCAAAAATACTCCTAAATGCTTCGGCCCACGAGTCGATTATTTCCATGAAGCCTTCGCCGATTTTATCAAAACCTTCGCTGAAATTGCCTGATAATATATCCCCTATGCCTGAGAATATTTTTACCATTCCGCTAAACACTCCAGTAACTAAATCTGTTACGACTTTAAATGCTTCTTTGAATCCTGACACTATCGTTTTCAGAACCGGCTGAATATCAAAGCCCAGGAACTCTTGAAAGAAGTCTGCAATGACAGACTCACCGCCTTGAAATGCTTTTGTCAGATCATTAACTGCCCATAATATGCCGGCTACCCCGGCAATGATGAGGGTTATAGGTGATGTTATCAGGGCAAGTGCTCCCGCAAATATTGTAGGGCCAACAGTAGCCGCAACGAACGCGGCACCCACAACGGCAATCAACGGCGCTATCGGTTTCAAGGCATCGAATATGATTTTTGCGCCACCCAGTATCCCGCCGACGACCTCTTTAAAGACCGCAACAATATCCTTAAGCAGCGGCTGTATATCCCAGCCGAAAAATTCCTCGAAGAAGTTTGCAATAACCGAATCGCCGCCTCGGAAAGCTACGATCAGATCATCAAGAACGAGTGCGATAGCTAAAATCCCGGCGGTAATTAAAACGGCAGGAGAAAGTACAAAACCAAGCGCTGCTGCGAATCCAGATGTGCCGATTGTCGCTATGGTAAACGCCGCGCCAGCAGCCAGGATAAATGGTGCCAGTCTTTTGAGCGCGTCAACCAAGTCGACGACAAACTCTACAGTTGCCTCCACGCCATCAACAATCCACTCGTTGTTTTTAGCGAGCAAATCGCTGAAGCCCTCCGCCAGGCCTTCAAGCTCCGGCACAATAGCAACGGCAATTTGGTTTTTAAGTCCGCTCATTGCAGAATCCATCTCCGAGATGGATTCGTTATATTCTTTCAGCCCTTTTTATCTTCTGGAGATAGCGTGATACCCAGGTCACGAGCGCGCTGCTTGAGCTTATCTGTCTCCGCGCTGGTCTGGCTGAGCATGGAAATCAGGCTGGGATCAATACCGAGCGCCTCGGCATAGCCCTGTTGCTCGCTCATTGATAGGCCTAGCCGCTTAAAGCTGTTGCCGACCTCTCCCAGGATTGCATCGGCGTCTTTAACGTTGCCGTTAGCATCCCGGACACTAATCCCGAGCCGGGAAAATTCCTCACTGCCCTTCTGTGCGGCTTCGCCGATCTTTGCGGATAGACCGCTAATGGATGATTCCAGGGCTTGAGATGATGAGCCTGATTGTTCAGCGGCAAATGACAACTCTTGGAGGGATGCGACAGCCACGCCGGTTTGCTCGCTGAGATCGAACAGAGGTTGAAGGGACTGACTAACCCCAGACGCCCACTTAGCGACCGCAAAGGTGGCGGCACCGAATGCTGCGCCCATCGCGCCGAGAAGTTTGATGCTTTCGCCGAGGCTATTGTTGTAGTCCTTGAGAGGCTTGGTGGATCCTTCAAAGCCAAATTTGGTGATTAGTTCAGTAACGACGGCCATAGATTGAGCCTATGCTGATTGCATTTCGCACAAGTATAGCACAGCAGCGGGCCGTGTCACCGTGCCCGCTGAGCTTCGTTCATGTGGTACTGCTCGATGGCTGACGCGATCTCTTGGTACTCCACCGCGTCAAGAAAGTCTCGTGTGTCCATCTGCCTTATCTCAGCAAGCGTACCGTAACCATGACGAACCAGAGCGTGCTCTATCATTGCCTGGTTGCTTAGGTTTGTACGCTTGATGATGTTGGGCTCGGGCGATGGTATCGGAACCGTTAGCCGCCAAGGTTCCCTTTCAAAAAAGGGTATGAGTAAACCCCCAGCATGGTCGTAATAAAAATTACGTAATCTTCCGGGTACTGGTCAAAGTGACTTTTTAGCTTGCTAAGTTGCTGGTCCTCATACAGCACAGTGTCTAAGATTACTTTCTCGACTGGCTCAAAATCCGCAGAGTCCAGAAACGAAAAGTCGCCTGCCTGGATCTCGCCTTGGCGCTTAGAGAAAAAAGCAAACACACGCCGCCGCTGGTTGTGCGTAACGGTCGTTAGCTTGTATTCCCGACCACTTGGCAAGGTTGCAGATTGGTCGTCGTGGATAGCTTTAAGCATGTCAATTGCTGTGTTTTGTTCGGTCATTGCTATTGTCCTTGTTTAACTATTGAGTTTACCGGCTTGCACTTCTTGCCCACCTGATACGCTAATCCTACAAAAACATACACTATAAGGCTTATTAAGAGCCAACCGCCCTCATAGTTGCCAATGTCCATGTGTAGCAAGCCTATCGTAAAAAGGCCAGCCGGTGCCGCCAGTAGGCCGGACATGAAATCCCTCAAGGTTACAGCCTGTCCGTTGTGGCAGCAAATCAGAAAGGCATAAAAAAGCCCCACATTTCGCAGGGCCGTAATTCCCTATCTGTTAAAGGTTCCGCGATCCATTCCTAAACCGAATCACGTACTCCTGCAATGCGTTGCCGTCAGTGCTGGACTTGGTTGAAGTAGGCTGCGTGGTAACGCTGCCGTTCTCCAGAATCCAAGACTCAACACCCGCAACACCGTCCCGCGTAAAGCTCTCTTTAGCGCTGCCGTTAATGACAGCCGGCGGCGACTGACGCGCCAAGCTGTTCATAAAGACGTCGGATTGACTGAACCGTTGCACGCGCAACAGAACGTCATGTACGCCCCTGTCGCTGCGCTCGTTGATGTTGACGCCGCCGTTGATGCTGTTGACGTGTGAGGTGGCTGGGTTGGCTGGAGTGATGACAACGTAGTCGCCTTCTACCAGGTCAAGAATGGCCGTGCCGTTAAGGACAACGGTTGTGCTGTCTACTGCTAATGCAATGCCTGCCATATCTGTGTACTCCATGGACTACTTTAGTTTGCGCGCTTCTTGATTATGCCATATAGTATGGGATGTGCCTAGGCTTAGCGGCTGAACCGTGGATTGAATCACCACCTGGCACAACTCCTTTCGATTCCAAGTTGCTGGAGATTCAG